CTTTTTAATAAATGCCCAAAATTTAAGTTTCTCGCGTTTTTTAGCCCTTTTTTGGCTTTCCCTACCCACCCCATAGGCTTGAGCAATAGTCGCCTTCTACATAGGTTTTAATGCCATGCTGAGTGTAATGCTCGTACTGCCCTTTGCGCTCTAGTGCTGTCTTATGACTGTGATGTGCGTGGCATAACGATTGAAAGATGTTTTGACTAAACGCTTTCTCTCCGTATGTCTTCCAAGGGAATACGTGATCTATGTGCTTGGCTGCTTCTACCTTGCCATCTATTAAGCAGGCTTGGCATAGTGGTTGCTTACTTATCTGTGTTGTTCTGATTGCTCGCCATAATGGTGTTTGATATAGGGTATCTGTTTCTTTGATGTACTCTTTACCGCCGTGATCTACACAATAACTATTGAGCTTGCTTCTTGGGTTCTTGCATCCAAGATGACTGCACTTCTGATTGAACGGGGCTGTTGGCATCTTTAAATCCATGTGCATAAGCTGCCCTTGCGACTGCCAAGGCTTGTGCTTTAGTTAAAAACGGCCCTTTGCTTCCCCACATCCAGCCGTTTTGTGTGCGTCTTAATGGCATTACTTTAAGAAACGTAGTTTATACAGCGTTGAATCAATCAATGATGCAATTTCATCGACAATGTTTTGCAACTCTGAATCCTTTGGGAATTTTGGCATACGTCTTACTGCCTCAACTTCATCTTTTAGGTATGTCAGATATTCCAGCGCGTTAGCTGGCAAAACATAATCGGTAGTGAAATCATGCAATAAGCCGTATTTACCTTGAAACGCCTCAACAAAGTCATCAACCAAGCCGCCAATCTCTGTGTAAAAAGATTCAAGTGCCTTATGCTCTGAGTAACTTGTGGTCGTCAGATGCAAGATATGCGCGTTTGTGACGCTATGCAATAGGCACATTGTAAATTGCATTACTGGGTCTGTTTCAATGCTTGCGCGGTATTTAACCATTGTTATTCCTTAGTTCAGCAGGCCAAAGTCCTTGCGATTTTAACTGATTGACCGTCTTTTGGTAAGCCTCATTCCACATATTAACGCGTTGTTGCTTAGTCAAATTGGAGCCTTGATCTATTTCATAATGATGTTCCACACAGATAGCAGCCGTAAATTCGTCAGAAGCACGAAGCGAACGGCCTTTGCCATGTACGGCTTGGTTTGAATGTGATGCCTGCGTTCTGCCTTCAACGTAGCATATCTGGCATGGCAGGCTGGCCACATTCTTTAAATGCTTCTTGCTACGGTAATAGCTAAACTTTGGAATCATCATTTAGCTCTATCCCGTTTTGGTCACACCAGCAGATTAAGAATGAAACAAACTCGCTGGCCTGTTCTTTTGTGAACTTGCGGGTTTGCATCCCAAGTTGGACAATTCCCGTCATGTCAAGACTTGGCACGACCTTGCCACAATCTAGTTGGTTATCTTTGCAGTATTGCCAAACTAACATTCTTTTCCAGTCCTCTGCTGACCACTTAGCCCCCATGTGCTGCGCTTGCTTGGCAATGTCGCCAATGATGGCGTGATACTTTTCCTCTTGGTCGCGGCTCTTGCTGGCTGGCTTAATCTCTAGCGTTAACTGTTTTCCATCAGACAACGATTGTTTCACTTTTGGCCACAGATGTTTCATCAGGCTCGTGGCTTGAGCCTGGTCGTCTAGGTTGTACCGCATACGCCAATCATTCTTAAAGCGGCTTCAGGGCCATCAATCCTTGCCAGCGTACTACCAGCCCAATTCTCAAAAAAGTCGGCTTGCAGCTTCGTTAAACGCTTTTTGGAGTCTGCTTTTATCTCAACCAAAAACGTGTGACCGTTGTAGCCAACTAAAAGATCAACTGGCAGGCCAATAATCCAAACGTAAGCGCCAGCAGCGCGTAATGCACTTACGATCTGGGTTTGGTTGGAATCCACGCGGGCGGCGTATCTCATTCTTTGTAACTTAACATTAAAACGCACACTAACATTGCTATTGTTATAACAACGCCCAGTCCAATTAGTAGCACGATCATGCAAATGTTTTCAATCATGTGTTTTTATCCTTGAGTTCATAATCTTTAAACACCGCACCCTTACTTGCATCGCCGCGCCAGCATTCTTTGACCCAACCGCGTTTACCTGATTTGTAGGTTCTCCAATGACCTCTTGCTTGATGCCTTCGTGGGCTTGCGTGTGTGCCGCCTTGATGTTCTTGTTTTGCGTGTGATGGCTCAATTACTACTGTGTGCCAGTCGTATGTGGGAAGTTTGCCTTCTTTTATTTTGCGGCGGTTTGTGAATGTGTCCTTTGCTGTTGGCACATACGCTTCAACTTTCATATCCAAAGAGGCGTAAAACATGGCAACAATCGCGCACATCATTGACTGGTCTTGCGGGTCAATTGGTTTGTCAACCTCGCCTGTCTTTGGCTCTCCATTGTCTTCAGCAAACAAAAAAGTCCCAAGGGTTTTGTAACCCGTTGGTTTCATAATCCAACCCGTCACAATGGTTGCCGCTGGCTCTGCCAGCACTGACAACATGAAGTCGCCTTGCTCTGTACGACCACAAAGCATCATGTTTTTATATGGGGCTGGATGTAGCAAGTATTTACGCTGGTCATAGCCAATGTATTCTTTGATTGCTCCAGTTACATCAAACCATTGCATCTGCGTTGGGTCAAAGTCGGCCACCGAAACCAACTTAACCATCTCTTTGATTAGCGGTGTCATGTGTTCTTCTCCTTGAGTTTGGCTTCAATAGCTTTGGCAAATATTCCATATGACCAATGTGCCGTCCAGTCAATTAAATGCCGCATCTTTTCAATTTCCTCATCCGTCAGCCCAACCCATGTGCGTTGTTGTGGTGTGGTGTAGAGCTTTGCACCAGTTGGCACATTACGAAGGTCTGCAAACTTAAATGGTGGGTTGCCTTCACCAGTTGGCAATTCTTCAACTATTGCCACAAACTCACCCTGCTCTTGCTTTGATGGAGGCTCAATAGGAAACCCCCAACCGTTAAAGCCAAGCACTTCTTCATCATCTGGCTCACCCTGCTTTTGCTGTGCTAATTGCTTCTCCAGCAAACGAACATGATCTTGTAATTCTGCTATTTCTACGCGCAAGTCATCCGCTACGTCTTCAAAGAAACTGTGCGGTGGTGTGGTGTAGAGAGCAAGAATGCTATCCAATGGAAAACCAAGGAACTTTGCACGCTCTGGTGTCATTAAGTAGCCATCATGTGCATAAAACGCTGGCTCACCCTGCTCTTGCTCATCCATCACACACTCAATGCAACTGCAATATGAAGTGCCACAGTTTTGTGGTCGTTTCTGCTCTTGCTTGGCTAGTGCTTTTGCAACTTCGCCGATTACTCGGTCATAATGCGCCAAATAATCAGGGTGTTCGTATTCTTCAATCAAATGATGGTTTTCTTGTAGCACCTCAAGCGCCAGCTTCATTGTTTCTTTATTCATGCTTAGCCTCCATCTGTGCCAGCTTGTCAGACAGTACACGCACCATCTCGGTTAGCACAGTTACCTCAGCCTCAAGACGGGCATTTCTAGCCCTCATGAGCCTGCTCTCTTGTTCTAACTCAGCTAACATTAAATTGTCTGTTTCAGCCATTTTGTTCACATATATGTTAATTATGGTTAGTGTGTTTGAATAACGTATTCGCACACACCGTCTTTTATTGGAGGCTCCATCCAAGGCGTTCTTGGGCCACTTGGCTCTTTCTCCAACACTCTGCGGCAAGTTGCACAAGGTGTAACCAAACGATTACAGTCATCACGCAACCCGTTGCAGCGGCAAATGTCAAATGCCAGAGTCATTCATCAACCCCGTTCATTTCAAATTCAACCCGTTGAATGGCAATGCGTTCTTCTTCCCAAACCAGTTTGTCGTAATCAGCTTGGGTCATGCTTAACCACGCCTTACGGGTTGCATCCAATACGTCAATGACGCGCTGGAGTTCCTCTGGCGAGTTTTCATAATCAAGATCGGCAAATGCTGCATTAAGTTTCGTGTTCATGGCTGCTCCTTTAGGCGCTTTCGCACTTCATTGGTGATACCTTTAAACAAGTCTTCTTTTTCAAGTTCCTTTGACCTTGCCTTGGCATAAGCTCTCCAGCCAGGCTTGCGAGCCATATTTGTGAGATGCTGGATTTGCATCTCCCTCACATTCTCCAAAGTCCAAGTCACCTGTTAGTTCCAAAGCCTTGTTAATCGTGTCTATATTATAAGACACATTATCACGAACTTGGTCAAGAATTTTGTGCGCTTCAAAGTAGTTCATTGGCTTAGGATTCTCCATGCTGTTGCGGCACACAATGGGACTTGTCCGTTTCCAATGGCTTTAAGTCTGTCCACTCTGGAGGCCAACCCATCAACCACTCGACCCACGCTGGGTTCAGTTTCCCACCATTCCCCGCGCCCATTGCTCTGGCTTCCTCTATCGTTGTGTTGGCTTTCAGTTGCGCCCATGCTCCCGATCCACCGCACATACCCTTTGTTCTGGGTGTTGGCCATGTGTAGGTCTTGCTCTTGGTTGCTCCCCTCTCTGCCGCGTAATCCAATCTGTCCCGCAAAGTCCCCATCTTGCCCGCCCCTTTGTGATCTGTTGCACAAGGTGTCGGCCACATCTCTTGACGTTTCTTTAGCGCCTTCCTGCTGTTGCTCCCACCGTCCAATCCTGTCGTGTTTGGCGTGTGAAAGCTGTCCACGCCATTTGGCGACAATCCAGATTCTGTCCCTCTGATGGTTTGCTCCAACATCCGCTGCTCCCAACACTCCCCATCTCGCATCAAACCCCATTGCGGCCAAGTCTCCGAGAACTCGTCCAAGTCCCCTAGAAGTGAGCATTGGTGAGTTTTCCACGAAAACGAATCTGGGTCGTACTTCGTGAATGATGCGCGCCATTTCTCCCCACATTCCACTTCGCTCTCCATTAATTCCTGCGCCTTTTCCTGCGGCACTAATGTCCTGGCAAGGAAAACCGCCCGATATAACGTCAACAATTCCTCGCCACGGCTTTCCATCAAAGGTTTGTACGTCATCCCAAATCGGGAAAGGCGGGAGAAGACCGTCATTTTGTCGGGCGCACAATACGCTTGCTGGATAGGGTTCCCATTCAACGGCGCAGACTGTTCTCCATCCGAGAAGTTTTCCCCCAAGTATTCCTCCACCTGCTCCTGCAAAAAGTGCGAGTTCATTAAGGCTTTGCTGATTAACCATGACATTCCAAATATCCTGTTAAATTTTTAAATAATTCTTTGTTGTCTTCGCAAAGACCTAAAACCGTGTTGCAACGATTGCAAAGAATCCCTCTTACTTTTCCTGTTGAATGGCAATGGTCAACATGGGGCGTGTTTTGCTTGTCTGTCCATTCAAGTGGCTTATGGCAAGTTGCACATGATTTATCTTGTTTTTCAAGTTGCTCATCAAACCATTCAAAGGCAACACCATATTTACGAACAACATCTTGCCTATGGTTTTTGCTTCTGTTTTTCACTCTGTAAGCAGCAACACGGTCAGGATTAGCCAAGCGCCAGGCTTTTGCTTTTTCTCTCATGTATTCAGAAGATTTGTAAATTTTTGTCATTACGCCACCTGCTTTCGTAATTCAGCCATTCGTGCCAACACTTCTAACGATGGTTTGGCAGCACGTTTGCTGTCTTCCTCAATCTTTCGCAAAGCAGGGTCTTTAAAGGCCACAGACACGGTTATTTCTATGTCTGGTATCTCAGCCCCATCCCAACGCATTTGATTGATGTATACCAGCGGGGCAGGAATAAAAGCACCGTTGTCTTTTTTCCATGCGTCTGTTGTTTTCATCCATTCAACGTGTTTAATGATTTGATCGGCTTGCAAGTCCAGCTTTAACTTTGACCATTTAGCCTGGCAAATAGCCTTGCCGCCTTTTCTTGGGTTCTTAGGCCAAGCAGTCCAGAATTGTTCAAACATCTTGTTTCCTTTTGGGCATAGGTTCTCCAAGGGTGGATAAGTATCCATTCCCGCTCCATCTTTCAATCTGTATCACATAGAAGTTCATAAAGGTTCATCTCACAGTCTTAAGACCAAGTGCGCTTGACGAATTGATTCACTTAGAGATTGAGCCTTGTTCCACCGTTGTACCCAATCCTTTAACAGTCGCTCAATCAACGCTGTTCGACAATGCAGGGGGTGTATCCTGATGACGGTGTTTCTTGACTTGGCAGCCCATGCAGGCCCAGTAACGTAACGTGAGTCACTCGGTCTGCCCAAAACAAAAACCCCCAAACACTTTTGGTGATCTTGGCCTTGGCGAGGCGGCAAGTAAACGATTGGAACCAACCAAAAGATTATTTACTGCTTTGCAAGACCACCAAAAATATTCGGGGGTTCTACGGTTGGTTCCTGTCGTCCGATGCCACTCAGACAATTTGGATTATACACAGATTTTTTAAGAATCCTGATCTTCTTCAAAAACTTCTTGATTGCCTTCGCCTTCTTCATAGGCAACCTCTAAGCAGTCAGCAAAGTTCACATCTAAAGTCGCACAGATGCTGATCAGCGATAAACCAATCCAGCCAATCATCTTGGCCATCTTGTCTGGGCTTTCTTGCTCGTTAAACCAGCGCAAGGATTCCATGTAGTCTTCAATGGCCTCCAGGTCAATCTCAATGTTTCCGTCAATGCCGCGAGTTGCCTCGACCTGGCGGATAATTTTCATCTCTGTTTCAGCGTAACTCATGTTCCATCCCTTCAAACCATTCAGGTTTTAACAGTTTCAATTGCCAAATTCTAGCCTTTGGAACGTGCTTCCAAGCACCTACCGCTGGTTGTTTTATGCCCAACAAGTCTGCGAGCTTACGCTGTGAGCCTGCCAACTTTACAAAATATTGTTTATCCATAACTTTTATTATGCCATAAGCTAGATTGTTGCACCAAAGCAACAAAGCAAAATATTTTTACTGATTGTGGTAAATCTTGATAATTTGGCTTATTATTCATACATCCCGTAGCGCAACGCAAGCGGTAACTTAGGAAACGATATGAAACAGACTTACATTGTTGAATTCAACACAACAAACACTCAAGATGGCTGGTCACGCATTGAGTTCACTTCAATCACAAAAGCACTTGGTTTTATTTCACTTATGGTGAAACGTGGAACTCATTGCCAAATTTTTCAAGGTTGAACAAAATGAAACGCACTTACATCTTCCCCGATCAGTTTGCACATCAAATCTTCACCAGCGTGAATTTCAGCGGCATGAATTGCGCTGTCATTGTGGCTTTTGACGACCCAGATGATGCGTTTGTTTTTATTGCCCATAGCTTGTACAACATCACGTACGATCTGAAACCTTCAGAATCTATGCGTATTACTAACTTGGCTAACGAAATGATGGAGCGAACATGAAAAACACTTTTTACCCTGACCCACCAAAGAAACCACTTTTTGAGCGCGTCTTGCGTGTTCTTTATGTTGTTGCCGCCTTCACCGTATTCATCTTAATCTGGACTGGACTATGAAAGTTTATCAAGCAATTAACGCAGTACAAACCGAATTGGCAGCAATCGGAATTAGCAAGTCATCACGCAACAACCAAGGTGCTGGCTACAACTTTCGAGGCATTGATGCTGTCTACAACGTCTTGTCTTCAATCATGGCTAAAAACGGCCTTTGCATCATTCCAAGGATGCTTACAAGGATTAGTGAGGAACGTGTTAGCAAAGCAGGTGGGGCATTGTTTTACATCACCGTAGAGGCTGAGTTTGACTTGGTTAGTGCAGAAGATGGGTCTAAGCATATAGCTCGGACTTTTGGCGAAGCAATGGATTCAGGCGACAAAGGGACAAACAAAGCAATGTCAGCCGCTTACAAATACATGGCTTTCCAGACTTTTGCAATTCCAACTGAAGGCGATAACGATGCAGACGGACAAACGCATGATGTAGTCGCTAACAAGCCAACGCTAGACGCTAAACGCTTACAAGGCGCAATTGACAAAATTCTTGCTGGTCAATACACAACCGAGAAGCTGCGTGACACCTTTTTCTTGACGACAGACCAAGAAAAACAAGTGGTGGAGGCACTAGCAAATGCTTAATATTCGCGCTAGTTCTCTTGCTGAGATCATGACAGACCCTAAAGGTAAGGATGAAACCTTGTCAGTAGGGGCTAAGACAGCTATCACCAAGCAGGCCAAAGAGTTTGTGTATGGCTTTGATGAACGCTTTTCTAGCAAGTACACCGAAAAAGGGATTCTTGTTGAAGACCGTTCTATTGAATTGCTTAACTCTGTGATGTTCTCAAACTACAAAAAGAACACCGAGCGCAAGACAAATGAATGGCTAACTGGTGAAGCAGACATTGTTACAGCAGACCAAATCATTGACATCAAATCTAGCTGGTCGCTTGCCACCTTCCCTGTGTTATCTTCTCAAGGTGAGGATAAGACATACGAATGGCAATTACGGGCTTATATGTGGCTTTGGGACTTGGACTATTCCCATATTGCTTACTGCCTTGTAAACACACCAGACAACCTTGTAGGCTTTGAAGACAAGAAGCTGCATCAGGTAGAACACATCAACCCTGAATTGCGGGTAACCGTGGTCAAGTATGTGCGTGATAAAGCACTAGAAGACAAGATCAAATTTAAGGTTGATGAAGCGCGTAAGTTTTACGATTTGGTCGTAAAGCAGATTTCAGATGAACATTCAAACTAAGGAAACAAAATGGCAATAATTTATGAAGTAACCGTAAAAGCTGGCGTGTACCAGAAAGACGGGCAAGAGAAAATCCGCTACCAGCGCATCGGCAGCGTCATCGAAACCAAGAAAGGCCCGATGCTTAAACTTGACCAGATGCCTTTGGTTGAAGGCGGCTGGGAAGGCTGGGCTTACCTTTTTGAGCCGCAGGCAGATGGCTATAAAGCACCAGCAAAAGGCAAAGCGCCAGCCAGCGGCGGGTTTGATGATATGGATGACAAAATCCCATTTTAATTTTTGGGGGTGAAAGTCAACAATTTGCAGTTGCCAATGGCAAGTAGCCCCCACCTTTTCTCATAGGAACCAATATGTTTGAATTTTTCAGAGCGAGAACCAAAGACGCAATCACCAGCTTCAAGGCGGCTGATTCCATCAAAGACATAGCCAAGATGCACCACGATGTTATTGTGGCGTGTTTACAACGATTCGGGCCATTGGGCAAAGATGGTATTTCTAACTACACAGGACTGCAAAGCAATCAGGTTGCCAGGCGCATGAATGAGTTGGAAAAGATGGATTTAATTGAGTTAACTGGAAAACAGGTAACTTCTAACAGCGGCAGGGCAGAGCGTGAATGGCGCTTTAAGCCTCAACAGCAAGATTTATTAACCAAAGTTTATTTTTCTGACCTATGAAAACAGTATTAGCCCCAAACGCACCTTGGCCTAAGCCTTCAGACTTTAAGTATCGTAGGACTGGCTGGCGCAAGGCTCAGATTGCGAATCTGGACTACTTTGCTGAAACACACAATGAGTTGCTTCAACCACCTAAACGTGGTCAAGGCAACCCAAATGCAGGAAAGAACTTCCAGAAGTTTAATCTTCGATTTTTGTAATGACGTAGGTGGAGACGGTTACAGCTTCGTCTTCATCTTCTTCGTCTTCTTCTAATTCTTCTTCTTCGTCATCAAATTCAGCAACTTGCTCATAGTCAGCAGCCCAGCCGTTTTCTTGCTGGAACTCAATGAACTCGCGGATTAGCTCAATCTTGTCAAAGTCTGAAGTTTCGATAGTTACCTTTTCTTCACCACCCCAAGCCGAAATGTCAATTTCAATTTTGTACATGATTAGTCCTTTAAACATCAATAATTTGCCCACGAAACTCGATTTGCCCATCAGCCCATTTGTGAACTAACTCAGGCCAGAGAAGTTTCCCATCTTTAAATGACAGAACGGCGAAACCCGAACGCCAGTTAACAGGCGCGTCTTCCAAATAGTCCATGAATTGTGGGCCATCTGTCTCAGCAAGTGTACCCGTATCAACCCCAAACCTGTTGCCGTTGTAGTCAGCGTAAGGCGTTACTTTAAGGCTATGTAGATGGCCTGTAACCATTGTTTTACCGCTTCCAACTGTGTTGTTGTGGGTAGCATGAATACCGCCCTTCCAGCGGTGTTTAACGACCACATCATCAGTCACCCAGCACGACCAGCAGGGTTTCCACGCAGGAAAATGGTCTTTAAGGGAAAACCCTTTAACTTGTTCGTACTGCGGCGCGTTTGCGGCTAGACGATTCTCAAACCGAGCGTCATGGTTTCCAAGCGTCCAAACCAACTGGACATTGTGACGGGCGGCTTTGGCGGTTTCCTCAATTTCACCCATTGCTAAATCACAGGCTTTTAGTTCCTGAATAACAGTAGGGGTTGAATCCCAGCCAATACGAGGATGACGGCTAATGGAAGCACCGTCAAAAACATCGCCGTTAGCAATAACTGCCTTCGGTTGCAGTTCCTTAATAGCCCATAACAGACCACGATAAGCAGTAGTGTGAATACCTGGCCAAAAATGTGAATCAGAGAAAATAATGACAGTTCCATTTTCTATCCCCAAATTAGCCCTAGCTGGATTCTTTGCAGCTTGCTGCAATCCCCTAAACTGATCTGCCCTTGTTGAAGTGTTTTCTAATGGAATGTTACGTCTTTCCTCAATGCGCCTGCGTCTGGCGTTTACCTTGCGTAAGGTTGTGCCAAGAATTTCAGCAATCTTTTGGGTTGAGCCGTGAACCTTCCACAGTTCAATAAACTCATTTTCTGAACATAACGGTCTAGGCATATCAATCCTTCAGTTTAAGTCGCCAAAATAAAGTGCCAGTAGCACCCCAAGGTTTACTCGGTTCAAACAGCTTAAAACCACAATTGATCAGGCTGTTTGAAGATGCAGGGTTGAGATATGTATCAGTAATAAGCCAGCGCCAGCCTAACGCTCTGGCTTGGCGAATCCTCGCTCGAATAAGTCTTTTCTGTATTCCTTGTCCACGATAACCAGATAGAACGCCTGCACGACACAAATAACCAGTATCACCCCAGCGAACAGAAGGAACAAGACCCGCAAAAGCGCATGGCAAATTGAGTGCGTCATAAACTATCCACCACCAGCCCGTTGTTGTATTAAAAGGTGTATCAAAAGGTAGGCACTTTTTTTGAAGTACCTGCAATTCTTTCTGTATTTTTGAACAGCGAATGTCTACGCGCTTGATTTTCATAAGCGCATTAGACGTTTTCAGTATGACCTATTTATGAATAAGCGCGTGTGCCAGCTTTATCAATGATAAGAGCTTGTTTGCGTGGTGCTGTTGCAACAGTATTTGGAATAGAAATGTGTGTCCAACCGCCGCCTGTTGGCGTTTCAAACTCACGAATCACTTGGTCGTAAGCAATGCCAGACGCAATGATGGCCTTCACAACTTGATCTGGTGTCATGCCTGGCACACGAATGTCAGCAGCGCAACCAATACGGTGCTGGCTTGTGTCTTTAGAACCCACAGCGTCATTGACCTGTTTACACCTAAACGCCGAATTAACCATGATTGGCTTGCCGCCTAAAACGACTTTGACTTGTTCTAAAAAGTCAGCCAAGCGCACTAGGTTAGCCAACTCTGAATCATTAGGCGTGTTGTCAAACTCACGGTGGTCGGTATGCGTAAGTTCTTCAAGCGTAAAGTGTGGTGTTAAGTTCATTTGACTGCCCTCATCATCTCTTCGGTTTTAGACTTGCTTCCAGCAGATGAACCACGGTGAAAGTTCAACACAGTACCGCACATGGTTATCAGCGAACCGATGGCCATATATGCAATCTCTTTATTCTCAACAGGAACGCCCTTAAAGAACACAATCCAAGTCATGATGATGGTTGCACTCACAATCGCAAAATCAAGGATGTAAGCCGCGTTTTTGGCTACCCATGAAGCATTTTCAGATTCTTGAATCTTACTGTTCATGTTTCTAGCATCAGCGGTGTTGGCCATGTCTAGCTTGGCATATTCCAACTCCAACTCTGCCAGCTTTTGTGCAGCCGCAGGGTCGCCCGATATAGCCTTAGCCACAGCCTCAACAGAATCAGAAACGCCAAACTTAGTAGCCAAAGCGCTAACGGCAGCACCGCCCAATGGCCCAGCAACCGCTGTCGCCAATGTCGGGGCGATACCTTTGAGCAAATTGAATAAATCATTCATCATCTTTCCTTTCAAAAAGTTTTTGCTTACGTTCAAGCTGTTCTGCACGTTGCAGGATGATTTCAGCTTTACGAATTTGTTTGTCTGCGTACAACGCTAGTGCAATTGAGAACCCCAACAACACAATCAGGCAAGTGACAATTGCTACCCACAAATAAAATTCTTTCATAGTGCTGAATACAACGCCGTTATCCACAGGGCCGATACTGTTAGCACGATCACGTACCCCAGTTTGGCCATCAAAATTTGTTTGCGGTGATCGTGTTGCCATGCGTTATCTCGATCTTTCTTGAGCTTTAACTCACGAGCAACCTCTTGTTCCTCAACTATCTCATCTTGCTTTGCCAAAAATTCTGCGTACATTGCACCCAAACCTAGCGACTCAGGTGTGCCGTAGATCATGGATTGCTTTAGTTGTGCTGAAAGTTGTTTCATTTGCCATTGAATTTCTATGCGATCAATTGCACTATCGGCAACTTTCTCGGTGGTAAGAGCTTCTTCATCAAGTTCCAGACAATGTATTTTGAGCTGTCGAATAGCCTCAAAATAAACCTTTAAATTTTCACATATATCGTGTACGGCTCTTGCTTGGAATTCTTCATAACTCAGTTCTGGTTCTGGCTTGCGACTTGCCTTTTTCTCCACAGGCTTGGCTTGTGTTTCAGGCGTTGACGACAAAACAGTTTGTTTCTCAGATTTGCCATTTTGTTCACCACTAAAAAGATTAGTAATCCAACCCCATAGCCCCGTAACTGTTTCGTAAGTTTCTTTGACTTGACCGACAATGCCTTCCACTTCAGATTTAGCATCATCGATGAATTGCTTGCCTTCTGAGAGCATTTGGCAACCAGCTCGAATAGCACCCACAGCGCTTTGTGCCATAAGAAGGAGACTGATTGGGTCCACATTATTTTGTGTGATTCATCAACATAAAGACAGCGCCTGCCATACTCATAATCATTGCACCAGCGCAAGTAATCATGATGGTTTCCATGCGTTTTAACCTGGCGTTGATAATCTCATAACGCAAAGCACAAACTTCTTCGTGGGTGGATAGCCTTGCGTCTGTTGCGTCAATCGTTGTCATTTCTGTTTTCTCAATTAAAAAACATTAAAAAGTTTCCGCTGTTTGCGGTCAGGAAGTTCCAACCAGTGTTGTTGCCGCTGTTGGTCGAATTGTATGCGTTCCACGTACCGCCCGTAGCCGTTGAATCTTGGATGTTCATGTAGTAAGCGTTGGTCGTTCCGCTGGCTTTGTTGATTGTCCTTGCCGTACCAGCCACGCTACTGTTAAAGGTCACCAAGTTGCCCGCCGTTCCGCTCAAGTTGAAGTTGGTGACGGTTAATGAGTTTGCCGTACTGAGCAAAGAAATTGTGCAGGGTTGAACGGTGTTCCTTAAAGTTTTAAGTGTTATGGCCTGATTGGTGGAGCCTATGGTTAAAGTTCCCGTGCCAGACATTGTGACAATCGCATCTGGAACAAACGTACTTATACCCGCAAGCGCTGCTGCTGAAGAAGTTGTAAAAACAATCTCAGTACCAGTAAAGTTATATGATGTTCCAGTTGTTGACCCAGTAAATCCTGTTGTGGATGTGCCGCCAGTGATTGTTATAGAACTGTTTGTAAGCGTTAATGTTTTTGTGTTGCCGCTACCAAAGCTAAAAGTTCCCGTGGTAATTGATTTGGCGTTTGAATCAAAAATTCCGCTAGATAAAGTAATAGCTTTATCGCTTGCCACTGTTAAAGCGTCTGCCAACTGATATGTTGTTGTGGTATTTGTTCCTGTGCCAAAATTTATGGGTGAGTTTATCGTTACGCCATTTGATGTAAGCACCTGCGTGCCTGATGAGCCTCTGAAAGCAAAAGCAATATTACCCGCAATCAACGTCATGCCAGTATTAAAGGTCATGTTGTTGTATATGTTGAATTGCGGCGCAGAAGACAATCCTGCGTTACCAGCCCTACCTGTAAATCCAGTAAAGTTTATGCTTTTAACCAACTGAATGCCACCACTAAAACCAAGGTCGGCACTGCCAGCGGTGAAGTTCATGTTAATTGCAAGGTTTTCTGCAACCGTGGTAGGCACATGAGAAAAAGTTCTTTCGCCACTAGATGCGTTTGCGTTTGCGGTAATCGTTGGGTTTGTTCCTGTAATTGTCAGGTTGGTTCCAGTTACGCTCCACAATGAACCTGACGTACCTGTCAAGAAAAACTGACCTGTACCAAAGGCAATTGTTCTTGCAGTCGACCCAGTGCCAGTAAATGTACCAAACAAAGTTATGTTGGAAGCATTGAGATCGAGCGTCCCCGCTGTCAAAGTCATTGATCTAAGAGCAGAAGTCCCACAAGCCAAGTTATCTTGCAACTGCCATGAGCCGCCCACGCCGTTAAAAGTGATGGGGAAATCTAAGTTCTGAGCGTTAGTAGTTATTGTTCGGACAGTTGCGCTGGTTGAACCAAATGTTGTTGTGTTCGCTCCAGCAACCAAACTCATGCCCGATGAAAGCGTCAGGTTGCCGTAAACTGTTCTTGCGCTGTTGTTTAATGCCGCTGTGTATCCCGTGAAGTCAAGATTGCGAATAAACCCTTGAATGGTAAAAGGCTCTGCACCAGCGCTAATATAGAACGACACAGAGTTTGCTTCTGTGCCGCCACCAGTTTGTCCGTGGCTAATAAATCGTGTAGTCCCTGATGGCACAGCGCCCGTGACGTTAACTGTTGGAGTTCCTGTGACGGTTAGGTTGGTCGCAAGAGCACAGTTCCATATTGTTTGCCCTACGTTTGTGTTAGTTATTGTTATGTTGCCTGTGCCAAAAGCCAGAGTTCTTGTATAGGAAACTGAACTGGCAAAGTTGCCGTATAACGTAAATGTAAAGTTGTTTAAATTAAGCGTGCCCGTAGAAAGACCTACGTTTCTAGCGCCAGCAGAACCAACGTTTAATGCGTCTTGCAATGTGTAAGTTGTTGAACCAGCGTTTGCGACTGAACCAGCTACAGTTTGAGCGCCTGTTGTGGCGTTTAAATACGATACGGTTGTGTTAGTGCTTGCTGTTACCGTGTACGTGCCGTTGTAACCTGTTGGAGTGACGCCCGAAACAATGATTGTGCTACCTACTGCAATACAGTTAAGTGTACTACCAATAGTTAAAGTAGCTGTTGTTCCGTTACCCGTTGCGGCAGTTGTGGTAAGGTTGTATCCAAAGTTGATTGGGAAATCTAAGTTTTTGGCGTTAGTTGTAATTTGCTGAGTTCCGCTTGCTCTGCAAAATGAAGTGCTTAATGTACTTGGGGTTACGGTTGTTCCGCTACTGATAATCAAGTTACCGTATATAAACCTAGTGTTACCAGCTAATGTTCCAGTAAAACCCGTAAGATTTAAATCTATAAAGCATCCGTTAATACCAATAGTATCTGAACCTGCTGACACGTTTACAGTAATAGCGTTTGTTTCCGACCCTCCAGCGGTATTTCCATGAGATATAGTTCTTGTAACAGCACCACTTTGGTTGCCTGTTATATTAACAGTTGGTGTTCCTGTAAGAGTAAAGCCTGTTGCGGTTTGCATACCCCAAACACCAGCACTTCCTACGTTATAGATGTTGGTGTAATTACCAGTACCAAATGCAATCGCTCTTGTGTTTGAATTGTTTGATGCCCACAATCCAAAGTTTGTCAACGTAAAATTGTTTAAATTAAGCGTGCCAGTGTTAAGCGTAATTGTTCTGCTTGTTGCTGTCCCTACGCTCAAATCATCTTGCAACGTATAGGTTGTTGACCCGCCGTTAACAATAAGTCCTGCTACAGTTTGTGCGCCTGTGGTTGCGTTTGCGTATGAAACAGTTGAGTTGGTACTTGCTGTTACTGTGTATGTACCGTTGTAACCTGTTGGAGTAACTCCTGAAACAACAATGGTGCTACCAACAGCAATAACTTGAATAGACGTTGCAAATGTTAATGTAGCAGTTGTTCCATCTCCAGATGCTGCTGTTGTAGCAAAAGAATATCCAAAACCAATTGGAAAATCAAAATTTAATCCAGCACTTGTAATTTGTTGAGTGCCACTTGTAAGAGCGAAAAAAATTCCGCTTGTGCCAGCAGTTAACGTCATGGTGCTACTCATTACCAAGTTGCCGTATATGTTTCTAGCGCTATTTGACAGTGTGCTTGAGCAACCAGTAAAGTTTATATTTTTCCATACGCCGCTTACGTTTACAAGACTGCCAACATCACCAGCTTGAATGTTCAAGTTAACTGCGTTTGGTTCAGTTCCTCCAGCGGTAGCACCGTGGGTAAATGTTCTTGTAAAACCAGAGTTGGTACTGTTGTTAATTACGTTGACTGTCGGTGTACCTGTGACTGTTAAGTTGGTTGCGGTTGCTACGCTCCAAAGCGTTTGGTTACCTGTGTTAGATGTACCAGCTAAGGATATTGAACCACCATTAAAAGCTAATGTTCTAATGTTTGAATTGTTTGAACCAAACGAAAAACAAGAAGCCGTAAAACCACCAAGATTTAATGACCCGTTTGTAAGAGTAAGTGGGCTAGGTGTAGTGAGTGCAGTTGCTAATGTCCAGCCACCTCCAACGCCATCAAAAGTAACAGCAGCTAATGTATTTCCGTTTGTACTTACTGTTTTACCTGTTGTTGTGGCTCGAAATGTAGTTGTGCTTGAATAAGATCGAGTAAAAAGCGAAGTTATTGGCAATCGAAAACTACCATACACATCAAACGCAACCGTACCCGCTAACGTCATTACACCGTTAACAGCAGTAGCATCAAAGTCAGCGCAAACCGCAGTAACAGTCGACATCGTTACTGTGAACGCAGTCGTACCTACGTTGGAGTTGGCGTCAAAAAATACGTTATCAGCAGATGTTGGGACAGACGCACCAACAACCCCGCCTGATGAGGCAGACCAGTTTAAGGTATTTGTACCGTTCCAAGTACCTGTGCCGCCAACCCAGTATCTGTTTGCCATTACTCAGCAGGGATGGGGTTGCCATCCTGATCGTAAACAACCTCGCCCTGCTCATCACGCATGTAATTTGGTGGTGGTGCTGTGATAGCGGTCAACCAGTTGGCAATACGCTCTTGCTTCATGGCCTCCAGCTCGTCATCGGTGTACGTGTGGTTGTCAGGAAGGTTTAACGCATCCCTAAAAATAGCCCCGTTGTGGTCGTATTCAAAAATGATTTGCATATTAAGCCTGTGTAGTTACTGCAATGACATCCCAACGTGTGTTGTTGGTGTTGTACATACATCCAACATACGTGGTCTTGTTGATGACTGTGGTTGTTGGTAAGACCGTACCAACTACGGTATAGGTTGCGTCCCAAGTCAACGCTCTGGCAGTGCCGTTGTCCAGCAGCCTGAAAATCAGCTTATTACCGTCCAGAGGCGTTCCTGTTGGAGCGTTGATGGTCAGGGCAGATGCAAGGGCTGTATAGGCGTATACGTCCGCTGTGGCGATGCTTGGAGTGAGGGATGTGGCTGTCGCTGCGGTTACGACTCTAGGGTCGATACGCTTGTTTGACAAAATCTGTGTCCCCGTCAAGGTGGCAACCGTTGCATCAATTGCAATAGTTCCTGTACCTGTAATTGGGCCACCAGTAAGACCTGTACCTGTTGCTACGCTTGTAACTGTGCCGCCTGACGATGGGCTGGTGTTAGTGATCGTAAAGTTAGGATAAGTCCCGCTTGTTGAAATACCAGTGCCAGCAGTCAAAACTACAGTTTGATCTGGTGCGGTGTTAGTAATGTTTAAAGTGCCGCTACTTGTAATCGGACTTCCAGTAATTGAAATACCAGTGCCAGCAGAAGCGGAAACAGATGTAACTGAGCCTTTGTTGTTAAACGTATTCCAATCTGTTGATGTCAAGTATCCATTAACTGATGCGGTGGCGGCTGCCATGCTGATTGCAGGCGTTGTGCCACCAGAAGACACAACAGGCGCAGTCCCCGTTACAGATGTAACCGTTCCACCAGATGAAGGACTTGTGTTTGTTACTGTAAAGTTAGGGTAAGTACCTGTAACAGAAATACCAGTGCCAGAAGCAATTGCAACCGTTTGATCGGGAGCAGTGTTGGTAATGTTTAGCGTACCGCTTGAAGTAATCGGGCTTCCTGTTACAGAAATCCCAGTACCTGCCGTGGCTGCTACAGATGTTACCGTTCCCGTGTTACTTGTGTAACCAGATGGGTTAGATGCAGGATAAGCACCAAGAGCAGTTAAAGCCAAAGGAGCCGTAATTGCCCCTGTACCGCCATTAGCAATAGCAACTACACCAGTAACGTTTGCCGCAGTCCCTGTGGTGTTTTGATTCCACGTAGGAATTGCGCCAGCTAAGTCAGCATATCCAAGGCTAACAGCGCCCGTTTGCCCGTTTACCGATGTAACAGGAATTGCTGTCCAGGTTGTGTCGTAGTTTGTATTACTTGCTTTGACAAGCACTTGTCCCGTTGTGCCGCCAGTAGCAACGCCTGCGCCCGTAGCGCCCGTGTCGCCTTTTGGCCCAGTATTACCCGTGTCGCCCTTAATGCCTTGAGGAATCGTAAAGTTAAAAACAGCCGCGCTAGATGTGCCTGTATTTGTTACAGCAGCAGGCGTTCCAGCCGCCCCTGTTGTAGTAGCGCCAACCGCAATAGTTGCAGCCGCACCAGTTGCACCTTGCGGCCCTTGAGCGCCCGTTTGACCTTGCGGCCCTTGTGGGCCAATCATCCCGTGATCAATATTGATCTCTTGACGGGCAACTGGCGTAACTTCAACAAGAATGTTCTGTTGACTAGAAACTAAAACCTCAGTCTCATTTACTGTTACAGCAACATCGCTGACAGCCCCTTTGGTGATTGTCAGTTGGGTCGCCATATTAGTTCACCACGCCATCTGAGCGGACAAGGAACAACAAGAAAATAATGCTGTCTTGTGCTGGTGTTGTGCCAGAAGACGGAAAACTAATCTTGATGCGACCACTAAATGCCACAGGGTCTTGAGCGTTAATGTCTAACTGCGGGTCAGTAGAGATTACAGACCATGCGCTTTCATCAATTACCAGCGTAAAAAGACCAGCAGCATTATTTCTGTTTGTAACCGTCAGGTCTACCGCTGTTGGCGTTGATACTGTGTAATCAGCAATGTCAAAAGATAAACCATAACGAGTGTCAATAAGGTTTGAAATTTGTCTGCGAATGATTTGTGCGCTGATTGTTGCACCAGTAAGGTCAACAGGCACACCAGCCGTTGCCATTGTCAAATTCCAGAAAGTCTTTTGGTTATAGACCAGCTCTCCAGAAATGATTGGATTGTCAAACCCTGACACTTGCGTCAGAGTGTTTTTATTAAATATTGCCAAGATAGTTCCCTGTTCTCAGGTTGTGACGCTCCCTATGTACTCACAGGGCTACGAAGTCTTGTATTGTTGTTTTATTTTACGTCAATATTTGCCTTCTGCAAACACATTTACAAAAACCGTTCCATCCTCAAGCGCTTCAATTTCATGCCATTCGTCTGCAACTAGGTTTACAGGCTGCGTGTCTTTGTTCATGATCAGGGACTTTGCTTCTTTGGTCACCAAACATGAACCAGCGTGGCACATAGTCAAATGCGAATATGCGTGTTCATGGCGCGGCAGCCCTTCGCCTTTGTTAGCGTGGTATACGTTAAGGCTGGCCCCGTCATACGTGACTTGGTGTTTTGGTGTTATGTGTTTTGTCATTTTCATATACTACTGGCACATCTTGCCACTTGCTTGTATACCCTTGAGTTATGTTTATGTAACGCACTTGCATGGTTTGTGCGCCATCTTCTTTTACAAACAAACGAAACTCTGGAGTGCAGTTTGGATAAATCACAATGTTTGAGCGCCTTGGGTAGTTGGTTGCGACTGTGTTGCGTTGCCGTTTTCATCAATAGCTGGTGGGACGTATTGTGAAATTTCACCAAACTCACCCGTTAAAGTGCGCGTCCAAATTTCTTTACTGTGCTCGTATTCATCAGCGGAATTGCAACCAAACGGCATTTCGTCTGCAAACTCATCAAATTTAACAATGCACTCAAACATTGAATGTTGTTCATTGGCCCACTTTGGGGTTTTTACATAATCAACTGTAAACATATTTGTCCTTTAAGAAACTCGAACCCACAAACCGCCGTTGTACAAAGTATTTCCGCAACAATTGTAATAAATAGAATATGACAGGGATTTCCAAGTGCCTGACAAAGTAGCGGTTCCTAGCGTATTTCCAGACTGGACGCGAAGACCAGACCCTCCATTTTGCAAGCCAGTTACTCGAAGTGTTGTGGCAGACACAGTTGAACCTGGGTTAATTGTTCCTGTTGTAGTAGTGATAGCAAGAACATAACTACCAATACTTCCTTCAGTTGGAGCAGCAATTGTTAAAGTTCCCGAACTTGTAATTGTTCCACCAGATAAACCGTTACCTGTTGCAACTGAAGTTACTGTGCCAGGGTTTTGTGTAACAGTTACAGCGCCTGTGCTTCCATTTACAGATGTAACGCCACCATTACCAGAAGTAGTTGCATAGTTTACCGATTGACTAGCAATATTTAAACTTGTGATGAATGAACCACCAGATGCAGGGGCGGTGGCTGTTGCAGCATTACCTGTAGTAGAAGCAGACGAACCTGTAGTAGAAGCAGATGAACCTGAGACGTTAATTGCCCAAGTGCCAGAAGCGCCTGTGCCTGTTGGCGATGGCACGTTTGTACCAATTACAAGTCCAAGGTTTGTACGCGCATTTGCAGCAGTGCTTGCGCCAGTGCCACCGTTAGCAACAGGAACAGCGTTTACCAATCCGTCAGTTGCGTCAAGCTGTCCAGAAGTGTTTAAATTGTTCGCTAGTTGCGAAATATTGTAAGCCTGAGTCATAGTTCTCCTTTAGGCAGCGCCTATCCTTGCAAAAGTTTGTTGATTAAGCAACGTCAAATTATTGTCAAAAGCGGTTGTCAAAATAAAATTGTTTGCACTTGCCGTGTAATCATATCCTGAACCTTTTGTTAGTAAAAATCCATTGGCATAAATTTCCATTGACAAAGGATTATTTGGGAATGGGTAAGTTGTTTGACCAGAAGTTGAGTAAGCTGGCGTGTTAGCAATGTTGCTTGCTGGCACAGCCAAGTTATTTGGTGCAAATTGAATTATGGATAAACGACCAGTCAAAGCCGAAGGAAACCCATCTAATGCGCTTGTTGTTACGTTTACATCATAATCAATTTCGCTAAATTGAACACCGTTTACAAAAATAAATTCAAATCCGTTTCTTATTTGATAAGTTGTTGGACTAAAACTTGTAATTGACGAAACGTCCTGATCGTACCTAGTAAATGGCGCATAGTTTGAACCAGCAGCTCGATACCGATAAATTGTCAATCCAGCAGTAGCTCCAGAAATTGTTGTGGTAAACGTAATTACTTTGGTTGTTTGGTTGACAGTAGAAACGGTGTAAGTAGTTGGTGAGCCTGTATTTGTAAATGACAACACATCACCAGCTTTAACTTGATTCCAAGGCAGACCAGAATAAGTAACAGTGTTTGAACCGCTTGACCCAATTGTTATATTTAATGGTTCGTAATATACGCTTGTGCTATTGCCTCTCATGAAAATGATAACAACTGTTTCACTTACAACACAAGCATTGCTCATAACCACAGTGGTGCTTGTTTCGCTGTATTCGCTTGGGTCAAGCAATACGCCATTACGAAACACAAGAATCCAGCCAACTGTATGTGTAAAACTAAAACTTGTTTGACCAGCAGTAGCAATAAATACTTGTTCTGTGTAATAGAAATTATCAGATTCGGTAAATCCAACAACGCGACCATAAATGTCAATGGTAAGAGTTGCGGCATTAAATGATTTTGAATAAACGCCAGCGCCAAAATTTAAATAGTCATGCAAATTGACCTTCATTGAACCATCTGGGTTGTTGGTTACAGCCAAAAATCCATCGTTTAAGTTGTTACCCGTAGCGCCAGTAATCGTAAGTTGACCAGTTCTCACATCCAAGTCAATAAAACTTTGAACGCTACCTGCTGGGTCAAGCAAAGCAGACCATTGAGTTGAGTCATAAATAGATGTATTGGTAGGAACAAAAGCGCCGCCCAAATTTATGTATCCAGCAGTACCTACATCAAAACTAAATTTGCGGTTTTGACGGTTTGCATAAAGCAAATAATTTGTTGTTCCAAATGCGGCTACTGAATACCATGTGTATAGCGTTGGGTCTGTACCGCCATTAGCTGTGTCATTGTTGTAAATGCCAAAGTAGGCTTTGTTACGGGCAATATAACTAAACCCACTTGTACCTGTAGCGTTGTCTGCGTATGCAACAGCCAACCATCGTTTGCTGAACTGAAAAGTTAATGGACGCCATTGAAATACAGAAGATGATGCAGAAAAGTTGCTTGAGCCAAGTGCGTTTACATACTTGACAGAAAAATACCAATCTCCCTGTGGTATGTTGCTTATGGTAACAACGCCCATTGATGATGAAGGGCTGTACGGATTGCCGCCAGGGTTAATTGCCGTTGTTCCAGCAAAGAACCTTTGAGACAAAGTTGGCGAGGAGTAGGCAGAGTAATAAACTTCTGCATATTGCACAATGCCATTACTTGCCGCTGTTACAAAAACATCAAAAGAAGGTATTGGCGCAGTTGTTTGAATATTAGTTACGCTAGGCACATAAAGCGTACCAAAACCAAGAGGCGAACCAATACCTGTGTTTGGCGATGGCTTGAATTGCGTAATGCTCATGTCGTCATAAACTAATGGATTAAATTCCATTAAAGACAAACCAGCAGTAACTTGTCCGTCATCACTAAACTTTTCAACAATTTGAGAAATTCTAAATAACTTTGCAGACCATCCGTAATTTGCATTTGTAACTGTTACAACATCTCCAGCATCTAACTGAATGCCTGAAAAGTTAATGTCAACTTTGATTTGCAAATCTTCTCTTGCAGATTCTAAAAATCGGTTTGCTAAATATTGTGAACGAACGCTATTGTTTACCAATGGCAAACTAATAGTCTGTTTGTTAATTGGTTCATTAGGATAAAGCAACGAAGGATTAATTATGGATAAATCAAACGTGGCGCTGTTAAAACTGTCTTTTGCAGTTCCGTCTGGAAACTTTACTTCAGCAATGTTGTAGCTAGATGCAAGGTCAATTGGAGACACTTGAATTGCAGACACCATGTTTGAGTCGTTAATGTCCATTACCACTGTGTAGGTTGGCTTTTGAACAATAACGCCCCATTTACCAGTGATCTGGTTGTACTTAATTAAACAGTCGCAGCACGATGCCATTGACTGCATATTGGTCATGATCGTGTTGGTGGTTTCTAACGCTCCATCAAATCTAAATCTAGCTTGCGTTGCGCTACCTCCACCAGACGGAATATATGAAAAATTTTCATCACTGTAAGTATTTAAAGCTGTTAACGATGTTGTGTCAATTTGAGACAACAATAAGCCAGCGCCATATCTTTCAGATTGCCAATAATCGCTAAAGCAATCGCCAGGCTTGTAGCGGCTATTTGTAATTTGAAATCTAGTTTGTTGGATACCCGTAATATTTGCTTCTCTGTTGTACGTCAATTCAATAATTGCAAACGCAGAATTACTCATTAACTTTGTGTTATCCCATTGGTAAACAAGTCCAGAGGATTGCATTACCTGAATAGCTGTCAAAGATGTATTTGTGCCAGATGATGAGCCATTGCGGTAAAGATAAATATTCATCTTTCCTGCAACAGTTGTATCGGTTATGCCTGTAGATTCATCCAACAAGCCAACAACTTTGTATGTGTCTGCTCCAGTTCCAAATACGCATTTCTTGCCGCCCCAATACACATCGCCAAATGTATATGTATCTGGAGTGCCGCCTGTTTCTGTGTTTGTGACCTCAGCAAGTGTCAAAACATAAAATAGTTTTTGATTGTCAGACGTAATGCTTAAGTCTGTAATGATGCCGCCAAGATAAGCAGAACCATAAACAACTGGCACTTTGTTGTCACCTGCTGGCGGGACTTGCGAACGACTGCCAGGGTTTTGCGTAGCATCATTAAAATTAGGCGCTTGTGGCCCAAATGCTTTGCTGATAACAGATGCAGCAACCATGTTAATTGCAAAAGCGGTAGCAATAGCTTCAAATCCAGCAAGACCTAATTCAGCGGCAATAATTGAACCTGGCATTTAGATCACCCAAAATTCTTCAAGTTTGTCAAATCCGAATTTCTGATATTGAAGGTTCGGGCTATTGCTCATTTTACTGATTAAGAAATTGCAAATGCGTTTTTCTTTTTTCATTTGCATTCCTATTTTTTTGTATTCTGTTAACAATCTATAACCAGCCGTACCGCCGCGAGATTCAGGCTCAACCCAATACGCCAACTCTGTCATTAAAAAATGCTTTGGCGACCAAATACTGGGCGATATTGAGGCAAGCAACATTCCAACAATACCATCATTGTCAACAACAAGCACAACGCCTTTTCCAGCCATCATCTCTGTTAACAAATTGGTTATATATTCTGCGTCATCAGCTTCAGCAAGAAACTCCAAGGGAGTTAACTTCCTATACCTGCGAAGCATATCTAAAAGCACAGGGATATCAAATGGGGTTGCTTGGCGAACAATCATACGTTCTTACCAAATTCGTAATTGATAGTTTCAATGAAATTTACACGATTCATTGAAGTGTCTGTGCTGTTAAAAAATTGCCATGAATTGTTATTTGTGTATCGACCAGCAATCCTGTTTTGCAAAATTAACTGTATTGCAGATGCAGCAATTGTGATTGTTCCAACATAACTACGCGCTTCTTCCATCCATGTTTCAGAGATGGTAAACGATGTAATGATGCCGCTAAAAAACTGATACAAACCACCAGTTCCACCAGTTGTAATCAATTGATTAGCTTCGTTGTAAAAGCCATGCCACATATCAATTTGTGAACCTTTTACAGACTGCCCAAGAACCCAACCCAACATTGCAGTATCAATACCAATTAAAGTAACAGTAGTTTCATTTGCCGTACTTTTAATGTCTCTCTGAACATCGCCAATTTTCATCAAAGTGCCAACAGCACTAAACGCCGTTGAATCAACTGCTGAAACCAATGTATTTGATGGAGCCGTTGTAAAACGATAAATGTCAGTACCAGTATTTACACGGACAAAATCAGCAAGCCTAATGCTGCTTGTTCCATCTACAGGCGCAATTACGTTCATAGTACGCTTTCAAATGCTTTAAATGTTCCATTCCAACTAATAAATGAATCATTAGTCATTGGAATAAGAGTGTAAGTTGGGTATTCGCGCAAGATCACAGGAAAAGTTACACCAGTATATGTAGAGCCTCCCATAGATACTGTTGTCCCGTACTCGCCAGCTACACAAGCAACTGGAGAAGTTAATGCACTAATTAAACTTCGATGCACTGGTACGTTTACGGTTGCAGCACCCCCTCGCAAGACATTATCCGTAACAATGTATGAGTACAAACCAACTTGAACAAAATCGCCAATCTTAAACAAATATGCACCACTTGAGATTGATGGCAAAGAACCAAGCACAAGAACTTTTGCTGCGCTAGATGTTTGCCATTGACAAGCTGAAATTTCAGCAGAAGTCATGTCTCCCTGATATTTAATGTAGTTCACCCAACCAGTTGAACCAAAATTAATGTATTGAGTTATGGCTTTGTCAGGAATCCGCAAAGTGTTAAGCAATCCACGATTCTGCGAATACAGAAGGTAGTTCATTGGCTTTAGTTCAAACGCAAAAGGAACAACAGTCAAAATTTCTGAAGTTGTAATTTTTTGGTTGCGGCTGATTGTTTGACCAACAAAGCGCTGATCGTTGATGCCAACAGATTCGCTGATTGAAAGAATGGCTTGCAGGCTCATATTACTTGCTCACTGGTAAAGATCGTTGAGCAGATTGATTTACAGCCCAAATCGTCTGTTTGTTCTTTGCCAAGAATTGTGTGGCTGACTGCGTATCAATTGCACTCATGCTGGCAATGTATGGCCCGTTGTAGTTAACAGTTTGCCCGCCACCCATTGCGCCAGCAAGTGAGCCATTTGGAATGATTGTACCTGCTGTTTTTGGAATAAACAATTCAGGCCCACGCTCGCCAACAAGCGATGCAACGCCAACAGGTGGTGAGCCTCCATCGGCAAAGCCTTGCGGCATAGGGCCAACAAAGCTGTTAGAGCCTGGCGTGTATTTGCCACCAAACATAGACAAAGCACCAGATAACAATTGTGTTGCTTGCGCTTTTAATTGAATAGCAATAATGTCTTGAATAATGCTTTTAGCAAAATCTTTAAATGCAAACTTGCCCGTCCGAACAAAGTTATCTATTGCAGCGCCCATGTTGCCAATGACAGAAGTAAAGATTTGCTGGCCACGCTCCATTTCGGTGGCTGCATTACGGAAGTAGTCTTCCATTGCCATGCCAAAACCTTGTTCTAATGAACCCTCACGAACTGACCTGCTTAGTTCATTTCTAGCCCTTGCAAGTCGTTCTGCTTCAGTAGCTAATTGATTTTCCCTGTCAATTAGTTGCTCTTGCGCTGCCAGATTCAAATCATTGTTTAATTTTATTTCTCTTATTTTTTCAGCACGATTACTTTCAATTTGTAAAATATCTTTAGCAAGTCGCAAGTCTTCTTCTCTCATGTGCTTGCCAGCAATATCTAACTCAAACTCTGCTTGTTTATCTTTTAAAGTTCTTGCATAAGCATCTTGGCGCAAACTTTCAGTTGCAAATTGTTCCACCATGCGCTTGGTGTTGTCTTCAATTTCTTTGCCTTCGCGCTGACGTTGAGTAATATTAAAACGAATCTGCTGTTGTCTTAATGCTTCTGCTTTTACAGCTTCTGGGTCTACGCCTAATTTTGTTTGACGTTTTTGAGAATTATCTTTTGTAGATGTTTTATTATCATAACTATCCCCGCCGCCATCAAATTCGCCAAGAGATATTGCAGCTTGTATTTTTTTATAGTCTTCAAAAACACTTTTTAAAGCGTCTGCATCTCTTGTAAGAACAGCAGAAGATAAACGACTAACAAAACTAATTGTGTTACCTAAATTTTGAAAAGAAATAATGACTTGATCAATATATTTAGGCAATTGAACAAGCTGTTCAACCATCTTCAACATTGGCGTACCAACAAAAGATGTAAAAGTCACTAACGCATCATGTGTTCTTTTTTCTAATAAATCCCAAGCCTTGGCAGCATCTTCAATTGCTTTTGTTTGTTTCTCAGTAATTGCTGACGTTTTGCTCATGTCGTCAGACAAGCCAACCATGTCAACGCCCTTGGCTGCTTTGCCAAAGAAATCCATTGCCCTAGCATTGCGCGTCAATGTATCTGGCATTTGATTAAGACCCGCAAGAGTCTTAGCCATCAAGGATTCCATATCCATTGTGGCAATGTCTTTAAGACTTATTCCAACATCTTTAAATGATTTTTGAGCATCAAATGAACCGCTTGCAGCTTTGTCTACAAAAGCCGTAAAAGCCGATAACATCTTGCTGGCATTTTCAGCATTGCCACCGTTTTGTTGTAAAGCAGAGCTTAACTGTAGGACGGTACTAATAGCTACATCATTTGCTTTTGCCACATCAGCAATTGAATCAGCAAACTGCAACGCTTGGAAAGTCATTGCCGTAAATGCCGCAGATGCTACGGTTGCATATCCCGTGGCTGCGGTTGCAAAATTAGACAAGTCTTTCTTAGCAGCTTCAATGCCTTTTGTAAATTCGGCGCTGTCAATGCCAAGTCGAACGCCTAATCTTGCAATCGTATTAGCCATGTTTAAACCTATCTTGTTGGAAGCCTGGCGCTTGTGTCATAAAAGCAAGCAAACTATTATTCACAGCTTGTTTTTTGTCTTGCTCTGTCAATGGTGGATAGATGTAATCATACGCATTACCTAAAATGTTGGCTAGTTTATAAGGGCTAGAATTTGCCGTTCTCATGTAATTAAACACGCCAGCGGTAAGCGTTCCAAGCACTTCTAAAACCCCATTATTTCCAACCATGCCATCTGCATACATGGTTTGTAATTGCGACATAGTTACATCATCTATATCTGCCAAAGTGTCATGTGTATGCCCATTGAAGATCATCGCAATTTCGACTTGTTTCCTCAATGAGCCAATCAGTTTCCCCGCGATTCCTTATAGCTTGGGCTGATAGCTTCGGCAATCTTTTCTAACAGCGCAATCTGCACCGACATAGGGAATTCTTCTTCAATTTCTTTGTAGGTCAAATCACTTAATGAATCGTTTTCTGCTTCTGGAATTAACAGTTTTACAAACTCAGTAATGCGGTTTTGTGTAGTTAATTTAAGCCGCGCAGTCTCGCGCAAAGAACGACCATTGACCAGAATGTCGTTTTCTAAAAACTTAAAATCTTGAGTTTCTTGACCTTTAAATTGCTCAAGCGGTTTGGCAATTTCTGCATAAACTTGCTCAATTGCCGCCTCTGCTGGGCTTTGGATGCGCTCATACATTGCATCTGATTCAGACACCGTTGGCACTCTTACCTTAAAGGTATGGCCACCCAATTCAAATTGGCGTACAAATAAATTTTTACGTTTGCTTTGATACTTACTTCCAAGAAGTGTCGATAGTTTTGTCATGTTTTTTCCTGTTATTTCATGTTTTTCGCTCTGAATTCCTCACAGCGTCTGCCGATTATCTCACCAAGTTTGTTTGCCACCGCAGTAGAGTTTGATTCCAACGCTGGCCTCATGAATGGGTGCGCTCCGTTATGAGCAGACCCAAACTCCTGCGCTATCGCCCTTGCGTCATAAGGGAAACCAATAGATAGCGCATATTCTTTGAACTTCTTTTTATAGGCTTTTGTGTTAGAAGCATACAAGGCTTTGTTTTCTTCGTAAAACTCTTTGCGTTTCTTTTTAGGAAAAGCCTTTGTCGTTACCAAAGAAATAACCGTATCTGTTGGGCTGGCGTACTTAGACCTCTGGTCGCGCTTATTGGGCCTTCTAGCCTCAATCTGAAGCGTTCTAGATAGGTCGCCAGTATCTTTAGGGGCCAACAGTCTAGCTGACTGTAAAACAGGGCGCATAGCCTCACGCGCTGCTGGCACTAAAATTTTGCTTGTAGCTTTTTTGTCGCCGATTTCGTCTGCAAGTTCGTCAAAGACTGCCAAAGCATCGCTTAGTCCAGTTACTTCAACTTTTGTGGCTGTCATGATTTTTTGCTGATAAGACGATTAAATATTTCGTTGTTTAAATCAATGACGTAATCCACCACTTGCTCTGGCGTTAGCTTATCGGCATGATTGGCAGCGATCTGGTGCGCCAATGTAATGCCAATAATCTTTTGTTGCAAGAACCCAAACCATTGCTTGTTTCCCGTTTCCGCTTGGTTGACAAGGAATCCAAGCAAATCGTTTGAGTCTTTAATCTGCATCTTTAGGGGCTTCTTCCTGCACAGGATTCCACTTAGCCAATGCCTGCAAAGCAACCATCTCAGCAGAATCTGGGTCTGCCTTGGCAATTGCTTTTGCCACATCATCAGCGCTGACATTCTGGCTGCGGGCCAAAACATCAAGGCTGACGTAGCTGCTAGTCATCTCTGCCAGCACTTCTTTTAGGGCGCTCATCTTAGGTGCTTGCAGTCCAACCGTACTGGTTGCCGCGAGGATGAATTGTAAATGTCGCCTTGGCTTCTGCACCTGGCTGACTATCAATTTGCCACTGGCTCACGCGACCGTTAAAAGCGTAGTTCACAATGCCTGTGCCATCGGTAGCAGAAATCACAAAAGTGCGATCAATAGTGCCGTTGTAAGCATCGCCGCGCAACAACAAAAGAACTGTGTCGCTTGGGTTCCAAGCCGCAGTAATTGTCATGCTTGTGGGGGCTGACTGTGTTGGGATTTTGTCAGACTGACGCGCACCAGCAACAGCAAAAGACGCAACAGCATCATCTTGACCAAATGCAGGGATAGCTTCCACAGGCACTAAGTTGCCAGATACAGCCAATGCGCTTACGCTTGCGTAAACAGAAAGGTTAGCCACAGTCAAAGGCGTTGGAGTCGTTGACGGTTGAGCGTATAGCGTGGCTAAAAAGCCAGGTAAGATTTTGGTAGGCAATGCCATTTTGATTTTCCTTCAAAAAAAGTTGTGAGATTATCTTATGTTGGTACGTCAATTGTGCAATCCAGAAAAATCTGCGCCAATTTGTCTGTGTTGTCGTATGAATTATAAAGCCATTGCACATCTGCTTTGGCAATATAGAACCCGTTTACAGCGCCTCCAAATAAGCCGCTATATCCATGCAATGATTGTAGTATTGAATTTGAAATTGTAAATCCGTCTTCAATCGCTTGCGTAAATATTGAAATCTGGAATACTGGCGTATCAATACCTTTTACAGATTGATATGTACCCGTGTAAACGGGTTGGTGGACATTGCGAAGCATCCAAGTAATGAATTTAGGCTGCGTTGCAAAATTGCGGTTAAAAGCCGCATAAACAGGCACAGGCGTGACAATTTGTTCCAGTTGGTACTGAATTGCCTTGCCGTACTGAACAGGGTTCATTTGTGCCATTAAACAGCCACCACAGGGTCGTTGCGAACGCAAAGAATCATTACCGTCATTCGGTCATCTGATTCACGCACATTATCAATACGCCAATCAAACCCACGCCAATTGATTGAATACAGGTTTTGATTATCAATCATTTGTTTTGTATTAGGCGTGTAGTTCAAAGTGAAGTTAACAATGTCGGAATAAACACGATATTTATCTGAAATCTTTACGCTGTTAGCCACAGATTGAACACGCGCTCGCGTAGCAAACCACAAAGTCTGCGTTGTGCTTTGCTCACCAAACGCACTTTTCCCAAAGGTCAAGTTGTTTATTGTGATATTTTCAAAGCGTGCGATTGCCATTTACATTGCCTCACATTACGAGGGGTTTGTACGGACGAAGCAAAGTAGCCACGCCAAAAGGAATGCTCTTTAGCTGATTGTCTGTTGTCTCACTTCGGTTGTTGTATAAATGAGTCAACAACAACAATGCCGCTTGTTTGATTACAGGATAGTTGGAGATTGGGTTGGCAGCCGTTGTGTATTCGCAAAACACAGGGCTAGTCATGCTTGAATTTAAATCTGTGGGCAAGGTTTGCAACACTACTTTATTACCCGATGGGTCGTAATAGTAAGTGCTTGCAGAAACCGTTGTCAACACAGGAATTGTCGCTTGCGTCCAATATTTAACCGCATTAATCGTAACGCCTGATTGCGTTGAGTAAAAGTTTTGACTAACTTCTGGCAAATCCAAAGTTAATGGAACGCCATACAAACTGGCAGCGTTGTACCATACGCGATAAGACGTAGGGAATATAGACAGCCCAAGATAATCCTCAATAGCTTGTCTTGTTGCCAATTCAAGCCCATAAAGGTAATCGTCTTGGCTTGTATCGTCAAACAGGTTTAACTGATTAGTTATCTCTGCCATTGTCAGCCAAGGCGTAGAAGAATCACGCGAAATTTGTTCAAACTTTGCGTAATTAAACGGATTGCGCGTAGGCGCTCCGTAGTTTAAATAGCCAGTTGCGTCAACGGGCATGATTAAACCCCAACTAAACGAATGCCAGCAAACGGGTCACGAACAGTTGAAACTAAACGCTTTTCAGCATATAGAGTAATAAAGCCAGGTGTTGTTTGTTCCATTGCTTGAATGGTCATTTCCTCAACATCTGCAATCGTCATAAAACGTGACCAATCAGCCAAGTAAATGCTGAAGTTACCTGCACCTACCAAACTCATGTTGGAGTTAGGAATAACAGGGAATCCAAAAATGTGCGTAACTGCGCCGCCATCGCCATCGCCAACTTCAGCAAATTGCTTAATGACAGCAGCGCCGCCAAGGTTACGCAAGTTGTGAATTGTTTGTGGATGCATCATCCAAGCCGCATTTGGAGAATTCCAGTACTGTGGCGGGAACAAACGCGCCATGTCAGTAATGTCTGAATAACTAATTGCCGCCGCACCTTGCGTTACTGTAGCAATTGAATGTATGCCGTTTGTAATTGCGTTGCCGCTTGTGCCATAAGCAGAAGCCGATGCGCTTGTGTAGGAATTTAAGCCACGCAAGCCGTTTGTGCCGCCTGTTGTGGTTGTTGTAGAACCAGCCTGATCGTTGTTTAAGACCATAGAAGCGCCTTCAATAGACGCAAATTCCATAGCCAAATCTTCTACGATTGTTTCGTTCAAATAGTTCACATCAGACATAACCGCTGATCGGATTGGCAATTGAGCCGTGATCACGCGAGTTGGCAATTGCCAAATGCTTGTGTCAGTGTCTGGTGAGCCAGTGTTAGGCGTAAATGTGTATGTCCAAGGGTTAGTAGAACTAGCGGCATTACCCGTCTTAGCTACAAACTGAACCGCAGAGCCAGATGCAGGAATTACTCGTGCAACTTGGCGAATTGGGTTTGCAAAGCGTAAAGCCGCAAATGCATCATCAAAATAAGTGCGACCACCAACCCCATAACCAGAGCCTGTGATTGCAGACGCTTCACGTAAGTCAATTTTGACTTGATCGCCTGTCTCTAGTGTTTGCTTAATGCCTGTGAGGATTTTTTCGGTGATGGTCATTTTATATATCCAAATTAAGTTGCAAGAAAAAGGTGGGAGGCGAACCCCCCACCCAATTGGCAACGATTAGGTCGCTGTGCCAGTGGAGCGATAACGCACACCAGCGTTAGGGTCACGCACAGATGTAGCCAAACGCTTCTCACCAAAGAAGGTAATGTAGCCTGGCAATGTCTGGTCGTAGCGGCGCATAACCATGTTCAAACGGTCAATGGTAGTGTGGAAACGTGACCAATCAGCAAAGTACATTGGGTACAAGCTGTTAGTGCCAGCAGAGCCAGTAGAAGTTTGCGATGGAGTATCCAAATACTTGTTCATCACAACGTCAAAGCCCAACATCTGACCAATGATGCCATCGGGGTTCAAAGATTCAACAGAGTTGAAAATTGGACGACCGTTAGTATCTTGCAGACCACGGATTGCTTGTGCCAAGATTGGGCTAACCATAAACTTGGTGTTAGGTGTCCAATATTGTTGTGGCAATGCGTAGATCAGGTTGATAACGTCTTTGTAAACAATAGAGTTAGCGCCCACGGTGTTAGCGTTAGATGTCAACTGGTCATAGGTAGCCAAGCTGTGCAAACCGCTTGTGGAACCAGTACCAGAAGTACCAAATGCTGCTACAGAGCTTGTACCGCCAGCGTAAGTGCTGTTAGCACCTGCGTACTGATCAAGACCGCGCAAGCCGTTAGAACCGCCGTATGGCAAGCTGGTAGCGCCTTGGTCGTTGTTTTGAATCATAGACAAGGCTTCTGCTTGTGCAAATTCAACCAACATATCGTCAACCACGTTTGCTTCCAGACCGTCAATGTCATCCAATGCCGCAGTACGGATTGGAAACTGGACGTTCAAGTCTTGCAAAACCAATTGCCAAATTGTTGTGTCTTCAGTTGTTGGCGTACCGTTGTTTTGGATGCCATAACCCCATGCAGCACCAGCATTGCCAGTTTTGACACGGAATTGATAGCTAGAACCATCGGTAGCAACAGTGCGTGTCAAACCGCGCAGTGGGTTAGCCAAACGCAATGCAACAAAAGTAGGGTCATAAGCTGTACGACCACCTTTGCCATCACCGCCAGCGGTAAGGGCAGATGCTTCTTTCAGATATGCATCGTGCTGGCTTTCGTCAGCAAACATCTTGAGTTCTTTTTCTACACGGTTATTACCTTTGTAGAATTCAGACAATTGCTCTTTAACAGAACGGTTCACATCGCTGCGAACAGTTTTAGCAATCTTGATAATTGCAGGAGCTTGCACAGATGCTACTTTGGCTTCCAATGCAGACACTTTTTCAGCAAATTCAGCTTTAGCGGCTTCAACAGCAGCTTGAGTCTGAGCAGTAACTTCTTCAATCTTGGCAACATTGGTTGCTTCAATTGCGTCAAGTTTTTCAATAATTTCTTTTGACATGATTAACCTTTCAATCGGGAATTAAGTTGTTTAAGAATCTCGCGCTCATTTAAGGCTTTAAGAATCTCGCTTTCGGTCACTTCCACATCTGAGTCGCTCAGTTGGGGCGCATTTTCAATAGGTGCAGGGGCTTCACGCTGTTCCATTACTTTCTTGAAGATAGATGCGGCTGTGACCGCATCCTTTTTAGACAGGTTTGCATCGCGCAACGCCCGTTCCAAAACTTTTAAATCAGCAGTGCCATCAGCGCGGAAAAACTCGAGCTTTTGCACACCTGCTTCGGGGTTATTTGGGTACATCACAACAGACACTTCGCGCAAACCACCCTTGGTGATCTGAAAATATGCTTCATCGCTCTGATCTGGCTCGCCATCTGCGTTAACCATCATATATTCTTCAGCGTATGCGCCAACAGAAACGCCGCCAAACATATTGGGCGATTCGCGCATGATTTGATAAAGGTCTGAACCGCTAGTAGTGTTCATGTAAATGCGACCTTGTGCAGACATTCCCTTATCGTCAAACTCAAACGCAGTCCATTCGCCCACGGGAATAGCATCTGCATCATGATTAACAAACATTGGCAAGGGTCGGCCTGTTTTAGAAAACGCTTCAGCCCAATCCATAAAAGCCTCTGGCTGATAGTTAAAGCGCCTACCATCTGCGCCTTCACGCGCACCCCATGTAGTTACGATAGCTTCAATTTTACCCGTTGGCTCAGCGTTGCTTTGATTCTCTAGAACCAATTTTGCTTCGCATACCATCATCAAATTTTGCGTCATGGATTACCTCATCGACTTTAGAACGATCTATGTCTTTTATTGTAGTCAATGGCCTGCCGCGCTTTGGGACAGATTTTGCTTTATATTTAGTTAGCAATGCTACCATTAAATCAAAACTAACGGCCATTTTTATTTACCAATGTTCATTTTTTTGGTTTGATTGCCGCCACCGCCTCCAGTATCTTGTGGACTTGTGCCTGCAATTGGCCCATCGGATTTTTTGCTCATTAATTCGTCAGCGCCGTCAATATTTGACTTGCCAAGATACTCACGCGCTTCATTAGGGGTCATGATTCCTGCGTTTACGCCAGCAACCACATAATTCATTTGGTCTAATGGTGCGCCTTTTAGGAAATCTTGTACGTCAAATTCTACACACAAATTTGGGTAACCTTTAAACAAAGATTGCTTTAATTTTTGCTGAAGATTAACAATAATTGGATACATAGTGGATTTGTAGAATTCATCCAGCATTGTTTGCGTATTGTTGTATTTTTGATCGTCAATATGCAACATTGCTGGCGGCACACCGTACAAACCGCAAATACGCTTCATGGTTTGCTTTTTAAGGTTAGCCAAATCTGCATCTTGCAAAGTCAGCATCTTCAAAGCTTCATATTTCATGCCTTGGTCTAATAGCATTCCTTGGCCTGGCTTGCTTAGGTCGGTCTGCTGACTGCCTATCATGCTTGTCCACGCTTCTTTTAGACGCGCTGAAATTTCTTTGTATTTGGCATCAGGAATTACGTTTTCAGTAATAAACATCCCACTAGGCTTTGCGCCATTGAGCATTACAAAGTTGGCATAAAGGTCAATATCTTGATCTAAGCCAACCAATTCAGCCGCCAAAATGCCTTTGTTAAAGCCCGCTGAACCCTGCCACGCCATATCTTTAACGTGCATGATCTGGTGTGGCGCCAATGGCTCATCTTTGTTAAACCCATAAGAAGGCGTGGACAATCTGTAGCTTGGGTAACGTGTAGGCGTGATTTGAACAGCAATCAAGGTGCTATCCATCTCATACATCTCTAATGGCGTTTGTTGAGAATCTTCCTGATTCTTTCTCCACCACAAAGTAAACGCCTCGCCAAGCAATTCATGCCACATCATCCATTGATACCAAAACTCATAACTGCTTTGAAAGTTATTAGGGTTTGTCAGCAATGAATAAACCTGCTTTGCTTTAATCTTGTCCCTTGCGCCAACTGTTTCATCAGTCAAGGCGTTAACGTATTCGCCAGAATCGTTGCAGGCCATAATTTTGATTGGCAACTGCGCTAATGCGCGAGCTTTGACCGCTACACACGATATAACTGTGCTATTTCGCGTCAAAAGCGAAGTATCTACTGGCCGACCAGCCTCTGTAGTGCTGGAAGTCGTGACATACAGAATCTGCGTATTTACTGTTGGCCTGCCGTTACTGCCTTGATAAACAATGTTATTACCAAGCGCAGTTTGACCAAAAAGCGTATTAGATTCTTTGGAAATATTATCTTTTCTTTTGAATACGTCAAACATTCCCATGATTTCCCCTTAAAAGGTTCTGAATCCAAACCCTGATATTGTAGGGTTATCCAAAGAGCAGTGCATTGCAATGATTAAACTAATTATGCCATCAACTTTGGCAGATTTGTCAGCCTCATTCTTACGAACCTTTACGTTTCCGTTTACATCTTCATAAACTTCGCAGTTTCCAAGCTGCCAGCCCACAAAAGGGTTGCCATTATGCTTAATCACGTAGTTCATGATTAGTTTTTCAACGTGCTTGCTTGGGTTGCTTAAAACCGCCATGCCCTGACCAACTTTTTTAACAGGAATCCCAGATTCATGCAATCTAGCAACCAAACTGGCTGCGTTGTAAGCGTCAAACCCCACCTCTTTAACATCGTATTTGGCGCATTGGGCAATGATGTAGTCACTAATCTCGCGGTCATCCATGACGTTGCCTTCGGTCACATGAAGGATGCCAGACTGCCTAGCCACACGGAATATATCGCCGTAATGTTTGGGGATTAGCCCATATCCGTCTTCAGGCAAAAAGAATTTAAATTCCGCTTCATAGTCGTCATCAGCAAAGCGTTTAAGCGTACAAACTGCGTTTAAATCTCGAGTTGCCGCTAAGTCAAAGCCAATAAATACAGCTTCAGGCTCACGTTCTGTAACTATCAGGCATTTTTCATCATCCCAAAATGCTCGATCAACCCAAGCTGAATTGGCGCTGACATAGATATTTAGGGTCTTGCAAAGAAACTCATTCAGCGCGGCTGGCTTGTGTTTAGCCTCCTCAGCGCGTTGTGCAATAGCGTCTTCATAGACTGAAATGCCGTGCATTGGATTGGCTTTAGCCCAGGTGGTTGGGTCGCGCCAATCATCCTGCGGGTCTAGGCCATACATCAGACCAAACCATCTAGGATTTTCATCAGCATCGCCTTTTAGGATAGATTCCATAAGCATCATGTCTTCGTAGAACTTTGTCTCTTTAGTAAATGATGCAGTTGTAATGTATATCCGCAAAGGGTTTTGACGCGCAACCATGCCCGAAAAAATAACCTCAATAGCGTTTCGATCTACGATTTGTGCCGCTTCGTCAATAATGGCACAAGACGGGTTCATACCGTCACCCGACTTTTTTGTGTCTCTAGACAAAGCCGCAAATTTTGTTTGCGCGTCACCTGACTTAGTAATCTGTTTGCGCTGCACGTTATACATAGCCGCAACGTCATGTGGCATAGCTTCCACAAATCCAGAAGCAGCGTTAAACACAATTGAAGCCTGATCTCGGTTTGTCGCTAGTGTGTAAACTTCTGCGCCTGCCTCACCAAAGACCAACTCATAAAGTCCAATAGCCGCAATCAAAGTTGATTTGCCTGCCTTACGAGGAATAAAAATAATTACATCCGACACCATCCGCTTAGACGGGTTTTTTTTACTTCTGAACCCGTAAATAGCGCAGATAGCAAATATCTGGAAAGGCTGTAAAACTAGCGGCTTTCCCGCATCTGGGCCTTTGGTGTGGTTAAGCGTAGTGGCAAATTCTAGAAAATGCTCAACATATTTAACGTGGAATTCCCACGCCCATGTTCTATCTTCTAATTGATTAAGAAATCGTTGGCAGGCTAAACGTACATTCTTGCAAACAACAATCTCACCCTTAACCACCGATACGGCATACAGAATGCCATCTTCATAGGTCATGGCCCGTTAAGCAGCTTGGCGTACTTGCCGCCTTCTTGTTTATTTGTCGCCAGACGACCTCTTGGTGTTAACCCTAATTCGTTCATCAACACAATTGCGCGGCTCAATGCTTTGTCGCCAGCGGTCAGGAAAGGGTTAGGGCCAACGGTCGCGCCATTATTAAACTTAGTAATGATGCCGCCTTTTTCCACACCCTTCATGCATTTGATGTAAATTTCCATCTGGTTAGCCAGGGCAGCAAGAACGTGCTTATCTTGGTCTGACCCAATCCCGTAGGTTTCCCACAAGAAATCAGACGTTTCTTTTACAAAAGCATCCCTGTCCCACGCATCTGGGTTATCCAGCCAATCAGCCTTTGGAACTCTGAGCCTAACATTTTCAGGCAAAGCGCCGCCTTTATGCGCGGACTTAGTGCCGTGGACTAAATGCAATTCTGGTGGAAGTCTATTCATGTTTTTTAGTTTGGTTTTTTTAAATATTACCATAATAGGGTTTAAGACCCCCCAATGGCAACTCAGTTTATGCGAGTTTGCC